TATAAATTTTACTAGCATCGCTGTTATTGGTATCATTAGCCCACGCAGGTAATAAGTTTATAAGTAGCCATGTTTGCAATAGTCCTTGACTAATAGCAGAACTTTCTAACGGCTCTACAAAACCACTACTAAGTCCAACAGCACAACAATTACCTATCCAGTTTTGATCAAGTGATCCTGGATCGAATTTAATTTTTTTAAATATTTTAATTGGATGCCCAAGTTTCTTTTCTACTTCAGCTTGTGCTTGATCAAAGTCTATATACTTGTCGCAGAATACATAACCGTTGCCCCATCTTCCTTGCACTGGAGTGTTCCACATCCATCCGTAGTCCATACCAGTAGCAGAAGTATAAATTGGATACTCGTCTGTATCTTCAGTTGGAAATGCAATAGCACTATTTGTTATCAAGTGATCTCCATAGCTATTCCATTTAGCTCCTAGCTCTTTCATTAATACTCTTGCCATGCCCGATGCGTCTATAAAGAAATCAGCTTTGTGTATTTCTTTACCGTTTATATTTTTAATTTGACCTTGCTCTACGTTTACGCCAACAATCTTATCTTCTTTGATAACAATATTTCTTTCAGCACAAAGTTTTAACAAGTATTCATTTAGTAGTAGTGCGTTAAAATGAAACTGTGCGGCTTCCGGCTCAACTAAATTTTGAGTCCATGCTTCTGACACACTTGGTTTATCAAACCCTATACCTGTTACTGACAACATATCAACTTCATCAGAAATTAATTTTTGATAAAACGGAAATGACTCGCCATTAGTTTCTAAGTAGTCGTCAATTACACTATGATAGTAATCAGGTACACCCCAATCTTTAAAATGTATTCCGACTTTCATTGTTGCACCACAATGTCTTACAGCATCATTAACATCAATGTTTAAAAACTGACATAGTGTTTTCCAATGTTCAGTGCTACCTTCTCCAACTCCAATAATTCCTATTGAGTCACTTTTAATAACAGTAACATCAAAATTAGGAAATGCTTGTTTGACCATTAAGGCCGATAGTAGACCGCTTGATCCACCACCTAGTACTATTACAGATTGCATTTGTTAGTTTTTCCTATAGTTATATTTGCTATTGAATCTCTTGCAAGGTTTATGTTTATATCGCCACTTGGTAATGTATTAAACGCTACAACCCATCTGTCATAATTTTCATAATGAGGATCAGTTGAGTGATACATCCAACTTGGAAAAATTAATAACTTACCTGGTTGTACTGGAAAAGTTACTAATGGTTCGTAGTCATGTTGAAGCACATCAATTTGTGCATGTAGTCTTTGTTGAACAGGGTCTTCAAAGTTTATAGGAGCACCTGGAGTACAATAGTACACACCACTAAACATGCTCATACTGTGTTTGTGGGGATGACTAGCTAACCCTGCATTACTTTCAGCACAGTTGCTCCAACTGCTAGTTACTGATAATTCTTTACAGTCGTATCTTTTATCTTCGACAATATCAGCTAAACAACTTTTAATCCAGTCAAATAAGTCATCAAATAACGGGTCGTCGTGTACATCATTTGAAGATGTAATTCCGTGCGCCGGATTGCGTTTACTTTTTAAACGCTCAATTAAGTCAGCATTATCAATAGTTGTGTTATTAAATTCATAAAACTCTATTGGGAATACTGGTATTTTATTAAATTTATTGTTCGACATATATATACTTATTTTATCTGTTGATGTTACTTCTACTAATTGAATAAATACTACGTCGGAGATTAAATATGAGCCAAAGCCCAATTGTAGATAGAATTAGACTTATACCTAGACCAGAGGACTTTCTAAACAGAAATATCGGTTCTAGCGGTGAGTTATATTATAGTAAATCAGCTAAAACGTTACGTGTGTACGATGGAACAATACGTAGTGGATTTGAAGTTGTAACTGAAAATAATATTAGAAGAAATGCCGCAAGCCAACAAATTGCTACAGTTAAATATCCTGTAACAGTATCAAGAAACGATGAAGATACTGCTAACGTTTATAATTTAAATGGATCAAAGCGTCCAACAATTGATTGGATTGTAGGTTACACTTATTACTTTGATCAAACTGATCCTACAAATTTATATTTTCCAAATCCAATTGGCGGCGCAGTATTTAATCAACATCCCTTAGAATTCTCAGCAATAGATCCAGTTGAACATGTTGATCACGCTGGTTCAGATCATATAACTTACACAGACGGTGTAATTTATTTGCTAGAACACGAACCAGTAACAAGAACTTATTATATTGCTAATTTTGCAAGTAGTACTCACCGTGCAATACAAATAACAATTACATCTTCAACACCAGAAACGCTTTACTATTATTGTATTAATCATCTTGGTATGGGCAATAGTGGTACTAGAGCTTATCCAGGAAGTGGTGGCGGTGGCGGAGTTGCTCCAAGCCCAGATGGTGCTTCAATAGAAGTTTCAGACACTGCACCAGTTAGTCCTACAAGTGGCGACCTTTGGTTTCAAAGTACTACAGGTAGATTATTAGTATACATTGTTGACGAGGATACAGGACAATGGGTACAACCTGCGGCTGTTACACCGGACGCACCAGACATTGTAGTTGACTATGCTGATGTTATAAACAAGCCAACATTTGCTACAGTTGCTACTACAGGTGACTATGCTGATTTAATCAACACTCCAGCAATAAACATTCCCACAACACTTACAGACTTAGGTATTACAGACGGCACTGCTGATCAAGTTCTTACAACTGATGGCGCAGGCAATTTTAGTTTTGCAGATTCAGGCGTTGACCTAACAGCATTTAGTGTAACAGTTAATTCCGCATCAGGCGATGGTGACTTACTTTATGATAATACAACAGGAAACTTTCAATATACTCCGCCAGCAGGCTCAGGCGGATCATCATTTAACCAAGATTTGAATACAACAAACGCAGTTACTTTTGCTACAGTAACTTCAGGAGATTTTATAACAGCAGGCACTAGTGCGCCAACAATTGATACTTCGTCAACTTTAACTATTACAACTACTGATGGACTAATAGTTGAAGGCACAGGCGCTTTTAGATTTCCAAGATTAACAACTAACGAAAGAAACACAGTCGCCGCACTTGATGGTGATGTTGTATATAACACTACCGTCAATAGATTCCAAGGCAGACAGAACGGTGCCTGGATAAACTTAGATGACGGAACCGCAGGGTAATGGAAAAAGAATATACAGTTATAGTTCATAACAGAGAAGACTTGCCAACAATTGAAGCAGAGATTACTGCTAGTTCTGGCGCAGGTCCTATTCCTAATCGAACAGTTGATGTTGCTAATCCAAGACTTGGATCAAAAGTTCAAACACATTTTATGCTTACTGACGAAGAAGCAGTTGCATTAGAAGCAGACGACAGAATACGTGCAGTTGAAATACCACCAGATCAAAGAGATGATATAGAACTAGTACTCAATGCATATCAAGATGCTAATTTTTATAGAGGTTCGCAAAGTTTAAACAATGAAGTTAACTGGGCACTACCAAGATGTATACAAGATTTAAACTCTTTTGGAAACACACAAGACTGGAACTTTGTAAAAAACGTAGCACCTAATACAGGATTTTTTGAATACGGATTAGATGGACTAGGTGTTGATGTTGTTACACAAGATAGTGGACTACAAGTTGATCATCCTGAATTTATCCAAGACGGTGTATCAAGAGTTGAACAAATAGATTGGTATGCGGCAAGTGGATTACCAGGAACACAAAGTGTAAATCATTATAGAGATTATGATGGCCACGGTACTCACTGTGCAGGTATTGCATGTGGCAAAACATATGGTTGGGCTAAACGTGCTAAAGTATATTCACAGAAGCTAGGTGGATTAGAAGGCGCCGGCGATGACGGTGGCATTCCAATTACTGATGCATTTGATACTATTAGATTATGGCATAATCAAAAAGGTGATACTGCAACAGGATACAAAAGGCCTACAGTTGTTAACATGAGTTGGGGATATCAAGGTACTGCTTCCGGTAATCCAGTAAGTGGAGTTTACAGAGGATCAGCATGGAACTTTGGCGATGCTGGCTACACTACAGATAACGAAGTATGGGCCACTAGCGGAGTTGTTCCTCCATTAGGACAGTTTAGAAGATTTACAAGCCAAGTAGCATCAGTTGATGCAGAAATAGAAGATATGGTTAGTGATGGAATAGTAGTATGTATTGCTTCAGGCAACAGTTATTACAAGTCAGACATTGCTACAGGACCAGACTTTGACAATCAAGTAACAATGTCTAATGGGACAAGATTTTATCATCGTCCAGGGTCTCCGTATGCAGACACAGCATTGTATGTTGGTAATATAGATTCAGCTGTACAATTAGAAGTTGTTGATGGCGTAACAGTATACCACGACAGGCCTGCGGCTTCTAGTGTGCGAGGTCCAGCTGTTGATATTTGGGCACCAGGTACAAATATTATGAGTACTGCTAGTAATTTTAATAACACATTTAATTATACACAGTATGATTATCCAGACAATGACAGTTTTAAAATAATGAGCATTAGTGGAACTAGTATGGCAAGTCCACAAATTGCAGGCATTGCGGCACTCCACTTAGGAAATAAACCGTGGATGACTCCTGCACAATTAAAAGCAGTATTGCTTGGCGATTCAACTAGTGTAATATCAGATACTGGACTAGCAGATGATTATACTAACAGTACTACAAGTTTAATGGGCGGAACAAATTCACACACTGTTTGCAGATACGGAAAACAGCCGCTACGTTATGGCGGCGTACCTGATAACACATTAAATGGATTTATTGTTTCACAGAACGGTATGGCTTACCAGCATTATCATTTAGATGCAAGTACATCGACAGATATTGAAGGCGCAACTATTATTGTTACGTTAACTACAGTAGGCATTGATGATGGTACATTAGTACCGTATACAATTACTGGAGTACAAGCCGCAGATATTCAAGGAGCCTCTTTAGTTGGCAATTTTAATATAGTTGGCGGCACAGCATCACAAACATTTACGTTTTTACAAGATACAGTAGTAGAAGACGACGAAATTTTTAAACTTACTTTAGACAGTCAGCGAGCGCATGTTGAAGTAACAATTGAAGCAAACACAACATAAGGTAAATATAACAAAGGATTAGACTATGGCAATTAATTATCCAATAAATCCGTCATTAAATGACGAGTTTACACAAGGCGGCACAACTTGGCGCTGGGACGGGACCGCATGGATAGTAATCAGTAATATATCTGATAGTGCTACTCCTACGTTTTTAAATCTTACAGATACTCCAAGTTCTTATACAGGAAGTGCTAATAAGTTTCTTGCAGTAAACACAGTAGCAGATGGCCTTTCTTTTGTAAATATGTCTGCAATGAGTTTTGGAAATGTAATTGTCCAAGGAGAAGGTACTGCATCAGCAGACCAGGCGGCAGATGACTTGATACTAGTTGCTGGCAATGGTATGAATATTACTGTTGATACATTAACAAATACACTAACATTTGATAGTGCAGGCGGTGGATCAGGTGATACTTTTAAAACTATTATAAGTGATGATGGATCAGTAGAAGCATCTGGTGAAAGCCAACTAAACTTATTAGGTGGTGCAAATATCTCAACTAACATTGCTAGTGGTACAAGTAACGTTCAAATTAATATGGACGCTTTTAGTATTAACTTTTTATCAGATGTTGATACTACTTCTAGTAGTCCTTCTACAGGCAGTGTGTTAAAATGGGACGGTAATAAATGGGCACCAGGTATTGACGCAACAACAGGTGGCGCAGGCACAGACGCAGACACATTAGATGGATTTGATGGATCATACTATTTAGATTATACAAACTTTAACAACACACCAAGCACACTTACACTAGCAAGTTTAAGTATTGGCATTGAACTTAGTGCTGACGGTGATGGTTCAATAACATACGATAATACATCTGGTGTGTTTAGATATACTCCACCAGATCTAAGTTCATATCTTACTAGTGTTGCATTTAGTGATTTAACAGCAACACCAAGTTCATTGTCAGGTTACGGAATCACTGATTCACCTACAGCAATAACAGACTTAGGAATTACTGACGGTACTAATGGACAAGTACTAACAACTGACGGCAGTGGAAACTTTAGTTTTACTACAGTAACTGGTGGCGGTGGCGGCGGTGGCATTACCAGTCTTATTGAAGATACATCTCCGCAACTTGGCGGAAACTTAGATACTAACGGTAATTCAATTAATAATGCTAGTGGCAACTTAGTATTACAATCTTCAGGAACAACTGCAATTAATCAGGCTAACATTTCAACTCTACAAGTAGGAACAACTAGTACATATACCTTTCCAAACACTGATGGTAATAACGGTCAAGTACTTACTACTAACGGTTCAGGAACATTACAATTTAGTACAATATCGTCAGGTATTTCTAACTTTAGTCAATTAGGTGAAGTAGTAACAGCATCCAACTCATCAGGATTTAACTTTGCTCAAATATACATGCCAGCAATAACTATGTTTAAAGTTGATAACGATGCGGCAAGTGCATATCTGTTTGCTCCACACTACAGTGGCAATAATCCAACAATTTATCTTATAAGTGGACACACATATGCGTTTGATTTAGATGATATCGGCGGACATCCTTTTGAAATACAAGATAGTACCGGTAGTGCATACAACACAGGATTAACACATGTTACTAGTGCAGGTGCAGTAACAACTGGATCTAATGCACAAAATCAATCAAGTGGTGTTTTATACTGGACAGTACCTGAAGCAGTAAATAGTCCACCTAATTATAGATATCAGTGTACATCACACTCGGCAATGGTTGGTGCTATTACTATTAAAGATCTATCTAGTCTCTAAGTAGAGTTTTTAACTTCCAGCGAATATTAGCAGTAGTTGCAATATTTTCATGAACTGATTTTGGATTGGCTTTTGATGTCATATTAGGACTATGTGCATCATTAATAAGTTTAATTTGTTTTTCAAGATTAAAAAGTAGTTCGTCAACTTCTTTACGTGTTGCAGGTATCTTTATCTTAGAGGCTTTAGTTTTAAAGTCTGTCATTTCTTTTTGATACAATTCTATTTTTTTAATATCAAACATTAGAATTACCAATATTCTCGGCAGGAATAACTATAAAATTATCATCTGGTCGTTCACCATTACTTGTTTGTGTAATACTAGCACCAGCACTAAGACTTTCAATACTAACAGGCATCATTGGTGGGACATGAAATACATTTCCTTCTCCACACTCTTTTTCATATAGCTTGCCATCTGATGTATCAATCCAGCGAATACGAAACATTCCGTTATTTACAAATAAACTTTTTTCAGTTTCTTTTTGAAACTGTAAAGGAGTCTTTACTGATGGATTTTCAAATGCTAAAATTTTAGAACAGTAATCTTTTGTTAAAGCCCAGACAATTTCATATCCATAATTAGTTTGTTTAACATTATCTTTTGCCATATTTTTTCCTATTTAATCAGATCTATTACTTGAAATACTGTTTTCAGTTTAGTAATATTACTTCTTTTGTTTAATGTATTTTGTAATCCATTGTGTAGCGGACGAGGCCATTTTGTAAAGCTACACCATGCATATCCATCGTGTTCTTTGTTTAATGTAGGAATAAATTCTTCGCTAATAACACACAAATATGTATGAAAATGGAAGTATTCATCATTACTTACAAAAGTTTCTAACGGAATGGTTTTCTTTATATCAACGTCACCAATCTCTTCAGATATTTCTCTGCGAAGTCCTTCCCATGGAGTCTCGACACCTTCATTAGTGCCTCCAACTAATCCCCAAACATTATTACGCTTGTTATTAGCACGATGCAAAAATAAAAATCTTTTGGTGTTTAGTGCGTAAAATAGGGCACCACTACAAACAATCTCTTTCATACTAGTAATTATTCTAGTAATTGATTCTCCAGGTGCCGTCTGGATATTCACCTTCATAGCTCATTATCCATTCAGTGCCTGTCCACTTGTATTGTATACCTGTGTTAAGATTGGTAGTGTACGTATCTGCAGAAGCAGTTGCGGCATCAAACACTTTGACCCATCTATTGCCGTCCCATTCTACAATATCGTTTGCACTTGCTGAAAAGTCTGTACCATCTGCATTTTTCCATGCATCAGGTCCGTCTACGTCTAAGTATAGTTCATACTCAACTACATCACCTATATCTAACATACTATTAAATTTAATAATATAAGTGTCAGTTGACGACACTGATGAGTCGCCGTCCATAGCTGATGCTGATACTTCGGTACCGTTTACAAATACCTTTAATCTAGTTACGTCATAGAATAAATGCTTAGTATCATAAGTTAAAATTTTAGTAGTTGTTGTGAACCTGCCTCTTTGAACATGTCCTATATTACCTAGTAATAATACTCTAGGATTGTTACTTAGACCAAAATCTATTGGATTTTTCTTAGCAGGGTCAATAATATAGTCAATTGATGTTCTACCTTCAATATACGTATCGTCAGGTAGTGTGTCTGCATCAATGTTTACCATTAACTCTGTTTCGTCAGTTGTGTTTATTGCAACAGTACCAATAATTTCAAATCCGTTTGATCGCTGTAAACGCAATTCAGTAATGCCAGATTCAAATTCAAACGGTAAAGAGTTTAAATAACCAGTCCAAGTTTCGCTTCCAACGACAGCGTTCTTGCCAATTAGTCTTGCAACATTATTCATAAACAATAAGTCGTAATTGTTATGACTAGTTGTGATTAGCGTGGTTTCTGTTGTAAGTGCTTCACGCTTGCCTGTTAGTTTATTAGTTTTTGTTTCATCAACAATGTGTGCTTCTTTAACTAGACTTTGTGCATATGCAGTGTCATCTATGTTAATTTCTAAACCATCATCGGCAAACATTGCTGTAATAATATTTGTAATAACTCCTAGCTTTTTAACCTTTGCAGGTGGGCTAATATAGATTGGCATTTCAAAAGTAAGTGTTGCAATATCAATTTCAGTTTCTGTTCCTGTGGGTATTGATCTCGAACTAAAGTTAATATCAGTCATATTGATAACACTCAAACTAGTCCAATCAATATAGTTGTCTGTACTTTGTATTTCTAAACTAGGATTAAACAACATTAGTATTTGTTCTAGTAATTGTAATTTTTGATCAGTGTTAGTAGTCCATACATCAACATTAACTGTAAGTGTATAAGGAGTAGGCATTAGTCTTTCAACAGTATAATTCTTGCCTTCAGCCTTTAAATACTCATCACCGTTGTTATCATAAGCTCTTTCTCGAATATTAAGTTTGTTAATGTAACTTGAATCAGCAAGTCTATTTGTATCCATTGCTAGACCAGTTATGTATACTGCCATCCTTGGAGCACTAGGTATTTTGTTTTCACTATTATCACGTATAATACTACCAACTTGTCTAGTCAAATCACCATACATTACTGGAATCTTTACAAGATTGTCTTTACCATCCTTGTATCCAAATTCGCTGAGTAAACGAATTACTTGCGTAATATATCGTCTAATTTGTTTGTCATAAAAGTGTTGCATTAATTATCTGCCTTAGGTTTAAGTACTTGTGAAAGACCTTGCTTCTCGTTAAATGTTTCACCGGCAACTGTTGTTGTATTACTATTATTAACAAATGTACCTTTTTGGTTATTAGCAGTGTCTGCTCCGTAAAGGTCAGCACGTTTAACATCTTGTACTTTATTCCATCTATTAGCTTTATATTTAAATAGTCTATTAGGCATAAAGTCTGTCCTCATAAAGTAATCACCGTCTTGTGGATTTGACGGAAATGCTATGCCATGTCCAAATGGTTCACCGTTAGGAGCAATATTTCCACCAATAATGTACCCTTTGTAACCTGGTCTGTCTGGCGGTGCCATTTCTTTTAAATTATCAGTACCTTCAGTCTCAGTAAGTTCTGTTTCACCACTTTCATTAGTTTGTAGTGTATAAAAATGACTAGTGTCATATCCACTTTGTTGTACTTCTGCTACAGCTTCATCCTTTACAGCCTTTGAAATTTGCATTTCTTTTTCGTATGTAGACAGTAAATCACGTAATGTATCGTCACTACCTTCTTCTGCTGGTAAGTCAAGTATATCTTTGTATTCTTGACCATCGTAAATTTGTTTTAGTTTTAATCTGTATAAATGCGGATACCAAGTTTGACTAAAGCCTTCTGCCGCTCTATTAATATCTTCAATAACATAGAAGCGTTTAAGTGCAATACTTGCATCATTCTCTGCATATTCGTCTATCAAATGCGGAAGTTCAATAACATCTCCGGGCATTAATTTTCTACCAATTGTTTCTACACTACTTCTAATATGTACTGTCATAAACAATGTATCATTGGATAGGAACAATCCAAACTGACTTAGATCAAAATCAATATCTTGTACATTGTATATTGCTCTAATTTTGTATATGTCTGGTTCGTATTTTCTATCACGATTTTCTAAGAAAACCATATCTTGTATTTGTGTATGATCTTTTACTGTTTTTCCGTCATCTGTACCTGTATATTTGTATACATGTAGGTCTGTTCCACCAACAGTGAACATTTCTAGAATCTGTTTGTCTAAAAATTCGAAGTCATTACCACGTTCGGGTTTATATAAGCTAAGTCTCGGCATATGTATATTTATCGTAACGATAAATACTATGACGGAGAAATAATTATATGTCTAACTTAGCAACACAAAAACAAGAAATATATGACTATGTACACGCAATGCTTGGCGGAGGTATGATTGATGTCGAGCTTGATCCTGTACATTACGAAACAGCATTAACAAAAGCTCTGACTAAATTCAGACAGCGTAGCGATAATGGTGTAGAAGAATCATATATGTTTTTGCCTACAGTAAAAGATCAGAACGAATACACACTTCCAACTGAAGTAATGGAAGTACGTAAGTTATTTCGTAGAAGTATTGGCTCACGTACTGGCGGCGGAGACGGCGGAACACTATTTGAACCATTCAACATGGCATACACAAATACGTACTTGTTATCAAGTTCTAACATGGGCGGACTAGCAACATACGATATGTTTAGTCAGTACCAAGAATTAGTAGGTAGAATGTTTGGTAGCTTTATTGAATTCAAATGGAATTCATCTAACAAGCGTTTAACATTACTACAACGTCCGAGAGCAGAAGAAGACCTACTTCTGTATTGCTATAACTATCGTCCAGATAGTGAACTGCTTACAGACTATCTAGCAATCCAATGGATCAAAGACTACACATTAGCCGCATGTAAGTATATGTTAGGCGAAGCACGTAGCAAGTTTGCAACCATTGCAGGTCCACAAGGTGGCTCAACACTAAATGGTGATTCACTCAAAGCAGAAGCCGCACAAGAAATGGAAAAATTAGAATTAGAAGTATCCATGGCTGTTCCAGGCGGTGTAGGTTACGGATTTACAATAGGTTAAAAACCCCCGAAGTTAACGCTAACGATTTTAGTTCCTTGTAAATACAATATAACAAGGAGGTCCCATCATGTGCAGTCCATTTGTACGTAAAGAAGCCAACCGACTCAACTGGTTAATCAAAGGTAAACTTATTGATAGATCCTGGAGCGATGAATCAGTTGAAAAAACTTACGATTCATATTTCAAAAGACTTTGGGGTAATAACGAGAGAATGGAATACGGTGCTGTAGGTTTTGAAGCCGCATACAAGGCCCGTGAAGCTGAAATATTATCTGAAGAATTAGAAACAGTTGCCAATTTAGGGTATGATTAGAATAATACTCCAATAAATATCGTCCTAAACAAAGGACATTAGATATGACAACACAGACTAAATCAGAACGTGATGCTATCATTAAAAGGGCATCCGAAGACGCAAGGCGTCACATTGAAGAACTAAATGCAGGACCAATGAAACATACAATCCGTAAACGTGAACGATTAGAAGCAAAGCAATCAAGGCGTAGATAAAGGTTGACATATTTGTTTATATAGTATATACTTTAAAGTATATTCAATAAGGAGTTATGTGTGCTACCAAAACTATTAGTCGTTGGACATGGACGACACGGCAAAGATACTGTATGTGAGATGCTAGAAGCATATGGTTATACATTTCAGTCATCAAGCAAATTTTGTTCAGAACTTTTTATCTTTAACGACCTAAAAGACAAATACGGGTACGCTGACGAAGATGAGTGTTATGCAGATCGGCATAATCATCGTACTGAATGGTATAATATGATACACGATTATTGTAAAGATGATCTAGCACGTTTAGGACGTAACCTATTTGACAAGCATGATATCTATTGCGGGCTACGCAACAAACGTGAGTTTTTTGCAATGCAAAATGAAGAAATTTTTGATTGTGCTATATGGGTTGACCGTTCAGATCAGTTGCCTTTAGAAAGTTATAAGTCTATGAGTATTGAACAATGGATGTGTGATTACACTATTGATAACAATGCTACAATTGATCGCTTAGAAAAGAATGTTGATACACTAATCAAAACAATATTTAAAAATCGGGGATTAAGTCTCCCTGCTTCCAAACAACTCCATCTTTTTGCATAATACGCTGGCAGTTAGCACAAATAGTTTTTAAATTACTTGGACGACAGTTATTTAAATCACCGTCTATATGGAACACATTAAACTGTGCCAAGTACTTAGATTTAAATCCGCATTTTTGACAAACTGGTTTCTTTATATAGCCGGCTTGTTTCCATTTAGGTATTCCGTGATTGGCTCCATTGCGCAAACATCGCCCACACATTTTTCTGTAATAGGTTTTTCCGTCCTTTTTATAATTTATTGCCGCTGGACGTTGGCCGCATTTGCATAATGGTCGCATACTGTATTTAGCCTAGCCTTTTTGGTGCCTTTTTCTATGGTATTATACATACCTTTTCTTTCTTTGATGGTAAATACAAGTAATAAATTGACCCAATCCATAGGAGAATTAGAATGGCATTATCATCACCCGGAGTACAGGTTAGCGTAGTAAACGAGAGTTTTTACACACCCGCTGAACCAGGTACAGTTCCAGTAATATTTTGTGCAACAGCACAAGACAAAAAAAATGCTTCAGGGACAGGCACAGCATTAGGTACACTAGCGGCAAACGCTGGTAAGCCATATTTAATGACTTCACAACGTGACTTAGCTGAAACATTTGGCGATCCAACTTTTAGAGTTGACGCAAACAACAATCCAGTACACGGATCAGAATTAAACGAATACGGCTTACAAGCGGCATATTCATTCTTAGGTGTAAGCAACAGAGCATGGGTAGTAAGAGCACCAATTGACTTGGCACAGTTAGAGCCAAGAGCAAGTGTTCCAACTGCTGATCCAACCGCAGGCACATATTGGTTAGATACTACTACTTCATTGTATGGTATCCAAGAATGGAACAATGCGGCAATTACAGTTACAGGCGGACAGAGCTTTACTAATAAAACACCATTAGTATTAACAAATGTTAACCAAGTAACTGGGTCATTAAACGCTCCAGGTGCACCTTTAGCATCAGTAGGACAAATAGGCGACTACGCAGTAGTTGCAATTAGTAAGCTAGTAACAATTTGGTACAGAGCAGCCGACGGCGATTGGGTTGAAGTTGGTAGCGATGATTGGAAAGATAGTTGGCCAGCAGTTACTGGTGCAACAGCAAATCCAAGCGTAAGTGCAGGTACATTAACATTAAATGAAACTATTGTTACTGTAACAAACGGACAAACATTAGCTGAAATAGTCGTAGCAATTAACGGATTAGGTATTTCAGGAATACGTGCCGCGGCAGTAGATAATAGACTAGCATTATACAGTGATGGTTCAGTAAGTGGTGCAGATAGTACACAAGCTGGTCCAGTAGTTTTAGCACCAGGTAGTGCAAATGACGAAAGTGTATTAACAGCATTAGGTTTAACAGCTGGTAGTTATTATCCACCAGCATTACAAATTAGTAAGCATACACAAATTCCAACAGACTTTAAAGTTACTTCAGGCGCAACTGGTAGACCAACTGGTAGTGTTTGGTTAAAAACAACTGAGCCAAACTTAGGTGCTCGTTGGAGAGTAAAACAGTGGAACACTGAAACAAGACTTTGGGACGGTATTGAAGCACCAATGTTTAGTTCTGCACAAAATGCAATTTTAGAATTAGACAGAACAGGTGGCGGTGAAAACTTGCAACTTGGCAATATGTTTGTATTAACAAACGTTGCAGGAGATACATTACCAATTGCAACATTTAGATTGTACAGACGTAGTGCATCAGGCGCAACAGTAATTAAAACAAGCGTGTTTGAAGCAAGTTCTTTTTCAGCAGGAACATACAACTTGACACTTCAGTCAACAGCACCAGGTAGTGCAGACTTTAGTAACTTTGCGGCAAGTACTATTGCTGTAACAATGTCAGGTAGTGAAACAGCGGCAGAACAAGCGATTGCTTGGGCAACAGCAATTACAAGTGCAGGTATTGCAAACGTAAGTGCAGAAGTTGACGCAGAAAACAAAGTTATTATTAAGCACTCAAAAGGTGGAGAAATTAAACTAACAGATGGTAGTGGCGCGGCAGCTTCATTAACACTATTAGGTATTTCACCATACGTAGATGCAAACACAGGTACTGACTATGTAAGTTACGAGCCAGGAACAGATTCCGGCACAACTCCTTCAGTGTACAGAGCAAGTAATTGGTCAGCATTGAATTACACAGCAAGTGCTAGTGCGCCAACTGCTACAGCGGCAGATGGTCAGTTATGGTACAACTCAATTGTTGATCAAATGGACATTATGATCCACAATGGTACAACTTGGGTAGGTTACCAGTACAGCGGAGACGAAGCTATTAACTTTGGTGACGCGGCTCCTTACTACTCAGCAGTAACTTCAGACAAAACTGATCCATTAGGACCACTTGTTAGTGCAACACAACCAACTAAACAGTCAGATGGTTCTTTACTAGCAAATGGCGATCTTTGGATTGACACAAGTGATTTAGAAAACTTTCCAATGATTTACAAATACAGAAAAGCAACTGATGTTTGGGAATTATTAGATAAATCAGATCAAACTACAGAAAATGGTGTACTATTTGCAGATGCAAGATATGGTACAAGTGGTGCGCTTGGTTCAACAGCAGGGTCAATTAAAGACTTGCTAACTAGCAACTACTTAGACCCAGATGCTCCAGATCCAGCACTATATCCACAAGGTATGATACTTGTTAACACACGTAGAAGCGGATTCAATGTTAAGAAATTTGTTAAAAACTACATCACAACTGGCGATAAGAATTTACGTCATAAAGATGAACAAATGACAAATTACAATAAAGATCGTTGGGTAACTGAATCAGCTAACCAAATTGATGGTTCAGGTAGCTTTGGACGTAATGCACAGCGTAAAGTTGTTGTACAATCGTTACAAGGTATTGTTAATAATAACGATGAGATTAGAGATGACGAAGCACGTATCTTTAACTTGATTGCATCACCAGGATATCCAGAACTAATTGGTGAAATGATTAGTCTAAACTACGATAGAGGTTTAACAGGCTTTGTAGTTGGAGATGCTCCAATGAGACTAAAACCAGATGCAACTTCATTAAATGAATGGGCAACTAACGCTAAGTTATCAGCAGAAGATAATGATGATGGACTTGTAAGTAAAGATGATTATTTTGCAATATTTTATCCAGCAGGATTTACAAGTGACAACTTTGGTAACAACGTTGTAGTTCCAGCTTCACACATGATGCTAAGAACTATTGCACTAAGTGATCAAGTTTCTTACCCATGGTTTGCACCAGCAGGTACAAGACGTGGCGGAATTACAAACGCATCAGCAACTGGTTATATTAATAGCGAAGGCGAATTTACAACTGTTGCACTAAACGAAGGACAAAGAGATACATTATATGCACAAGGCGTTAACCCAATTACGTTTATTACAGGTGCAGGACTTGTTAACTTTGGACAGAAAACTAGAGCAAGAGGTAATAGTGCATTAGATAGAATCAACGTAGCACGTTTGGTTATCTACTTACGTAGTCAGCTAAACACACTTGCTAAACCATATATCTTTGAACCAAATGATAAAATCACACGTGATGAGATTAAACAGCAAGTTGAAAGTTTACTTCTTGAGCTTGTTGGTCAAAGAGCCTTGTATGACTTCTTAGTTGTATGTGACGAAACAAACAATACTCCAAGCAGAATTGATAGAAACGAACTATATGTAGATGTTGCTATTGAACCTGTTAAAGCAATTGAGTTTATTTACATTCCGCTTAGATTGAAAAATACAGGCGAGATATCAGGACTATAAGATGATAAATACTTTTAACTTAGGAGCATATTAAATGGCAATTTCAACACTTTCAAAAATTACAGTGCCTTTAGCGAGCGGTGACTCCGCTAGTACCCAAGGCTTGTTGATGCCAAAGCTCCAGTACCGCTTTAGAGTGTCGCTGGAAAACTTTGGTGTAAGCACACCGACTACAGAACTTACTAAACAAGTAATTGATGTAACTCGACCAACAGTGGCATTTGAGCCAATGGAAATACATGCTTACAACTCAAAAGCATACTTAGCTGGTAAGCACACATGGTCACCAATTACATTAAACTTACGTGAAGATGTAAACAATGCAGTACAAAAACTAGTAGGCGAACAGTTGCAGAAGCAATTCGACTTTTACGAGCAGTCAAGTGCGGCAAGTGGACAAGATTATAAATTTACAACACGTATTGAGATCTTGGACGGTGGTAACGGTGCTAACACTCCAAACGTATTAGAAACTTTTGAACTATACGGTTGTTTTGTAACAAATGCTAACTACAATACATTAGCATATAGTAACAACGAACCAGTAACAGTTACATTAGAAATCCAATACGATAACGCAATCCAAACACCTTCAGACACAGGTATTGGAACGCAAGTTGGACGTACACTAGGATCGCTAATTACAGGCGGCGGCGCATAAACAAGATTTAATTAAAATCTACAATATTAAAAAGGGTAGCAAGAAATTGTTACCCTTTTTTATTATCTACGCATATAATTCATCTGGATAAATATTAGTATGGCACTAACATCGAACGGATTTTTAGATAACTTACTTTCAGGATTATTAGGTCCTAAAGGTACAGTAGCGGATTGGCAACATGCAAGTAGATTGTATGTTGATAACGATTTACGATTTGCTCCCAAACAAAAGTTTCTATATCATGTATATTTTCAATTAGATCCTGTTGTAAGATCTATTCTACCTTCATTAAAGGATAAGCATAATTTAGAAATAGGTATGCTTGTTAAATCAGCAGACCTTCCTAAATTTACTGCTATTGTAGAAACTAGAAACAAATACAATAGAAAAAAGAATGTACAAACAGGCATACAATACGAACCAATTAATATTTCATTCCATGACGATAACTTTGGTGTAACTACTGCATTATTAGAAGCATACTATAGATATTATTTTGCAGATGCAAGCTATGGCAGAAACCCTGGTGCTTATAACAAAGCAGGAGCAGGCGACAACACATATATGGGTAGTGGCAGAAACCAATACAAATATGGTTTAGACAATGCTATTAGTGTACCATTTTTTAAGAATATTCAAATATCGCAATTAGCAAAAAAATCATACACAACGTATACTATTGTTAATCCAATAATTACAAACTGGGCACATGATACTGTAGATAATGCAGATGCGTCAGGAACAATGCAAAATAATATTACAGTTGCATATGAAGCAGTACATTATTCTAGAGGACGAGTATCAGCAGGTTCTGAGGGTGAACCAACAGGATTTGGTGACGCTTCACATTACGATAGACAACCATCACCAATTAGTTTATTAGGTGGTGGACAATTAGGTATTGATGGAATATTTGGCGCAGGCGCTGACTTATATGATTATATTTCACAAGGTGAAAACTTTGGTAGCCCATTAGAAGCGGCATTAGGTGCATTCCAATTAATAAGAAATATTTCAAATTTAACTCCAGAAGGTGTAGTAGATGATTTAACAGGACTTGCTGGAGATGTAATACAAGATGCAACAGGAACATCAGTAAACATAACTAGTGGTTTACAAAATACTGTTGTTCCAAAGTCGCAAGGTCCGGGTGGAAATAATAATACAACACAAACACAACCTTCTACTATCTCAGCACCCCAAAGTGAAAATTCTCAACGACAAAATCTACTTGCTAATCCAGCACAGTTAGATGACACAGCAAGAAATATTTTTCTAAATGATTATTTAAACGATGGAGGCGCCGATGGCATTAATGGTGCAAACGCGGCCTGGAAAGCATTACCCGCAGGTAGTCAACAACTATATAAAGATAAAGCATTGGATCAAACAACATGAGCGGATTACCTATAAGAAATATTTCTAAACAATCTGACAGAGATGTTACATTATTCTTTGACAAATATTATTCTAAGCCTATTAGTTTAACAGATAATGAATTAACTACAGTACTTGGCTTTTTTGAATCAAGAGGCTTTGACAAAACAGCATCATTAGCTGTAAGTACAGTTCTTGTAAAACAAGCAAAATCAGATAACGTTGATGTATATACATTGTTACAAACATTAAAAGGACTTGATGAATTAAAACTTAGTGCAGTTATTGCAGAGATATTAAATTACAACAGAAAGAAAACAAGTGCTGTTGGATTTAAAAGAGATCAAACAATTATAAAATATGAAAAGAGAAACATAATTGAAGGTACCCCAGAGCAAATATTCATAAATACAAACGTAGCAACAAATTTCAGTGCAACTGGATTTACGTTAGACTCAGGAACAATTACCTTTGACGGGGACGAATAAATGGCAAAACAACTTATTAACATAGGTGTATCACCTAATGATGGAGCAGGCGATAGCTTACGTGACGGCGGCGACAAAGTAAACGATAATTTCAATGAAGTATATTCAATATTAGGCGACGGCAGTAATTTACTAAACACCGATATAGACTTTGGTCCAAATAAGATATTTTATAGTAATGTTTTTGCTACAGAAGCAGATCTAAATGCAATTAGTGCTTCTACATATCACGGCATGGTTGCACACGTACACGAAACTGGTGCATTATATTATTCACATGCAAACGTATGGCGTAGATTATTAACATCAGATCCAGCAGGCAATATTTCTAATTATACTGATCCATTGAACGCTGTTGCTTACTCAGGTAATTATGCAGATTTAACAGGCAGACCAACATTGCCATCAGCAATTACAGATTTAGGAATTACAGACGGCAGTGCAGGACAAGTACTAAGCACAGACGGTACTGGTAATTTTATATTTAGAAATGTTGAAGCTACTAGTATTGATTTTATAAATGTTACAAACAAACCTACAACTATTGCAGGATATGGTATTAATGATGCATTCAATGGACAATATGCGGCACTTACTGGCGCCCCTGAATTGTTTAGTGGAGCATATGCAGATTTAACAGGTAAACCAACAATACCAGTAGATGTAAGTGATCTAACTGATACTGGCAGTGCATTATTTGATGGCTCATATAGTAGTCTAACTAATACACCAACAATACCTTTAGATATAAATGATTTAACAGACACTAGTAACTTACTATTTTCAAGACAATACTCAGACCTAGTTAATATTCCAACATCGTTTGGTTCATTGACGGCTATTAGTATGGCACTAGGTGTAAACGTTGACGAATTTAGTAACGATGAGACTATGGCTGATAACAGTGCAAGTGCATTGGTTACTGAACGTGCAGTTAAAACTCATGTATCAAATCAACTAGCAGGAAGAACATTATTAAACTTAGGCATTGCTGAAGGTACCAATGGACAAGTATTAACTACTGACGGCGCTGGTACATTTTCATTCCAAGATCCAGGTGATCAAATAGGAAACTTTACACTAGCATCTAGTGTAATTGATACAGACGATTCAAGCGGTATTACAATTACTCCAGCAGTAACAATAAGCAGTGATCTTGCTGTAGAAAATGACCTTACAGTTAACAACGATTTAACTGTTGCAGGTAACATTATAGCAACTGCTCCAGGTGATCCAGAATTATACTCAGAAGCTAATATTAAACTTACTGCCGCAACAAGAGTAGAAGTAACACAAAGTCCATTTAGATTAGCTAGTTTTACAAATGCACAAAGAGATGGACTAACACCTGCACTTGGAGACACAATTTATAACTCCGAAACAGGCAAGGTTCAAGCATATGTAGCCGACACAGGAGACAGTACCACTGGTTGGGTAGATTTACATTAAAGGTAAAGCATGGAAAAATATTATGTTATAAATGCAGTATCTAAAGATGCATTTGATAAAGTACACGAATATCTTACTACTAGCACATCAATTAGTAATGTGCCTGACAGAGAAGTTATTTGTGAAAATTATACATTACAAAGTTCAACAAGAGGTACATACATGCTTACTGATGCTGAAAAAGCAGAAGTTGAGCAACTACCAGAAGTTGAATACATAAATCTTGATGTTGCACGTTATCCAGAGATGCAAATTCCTGCAGATCAATTACGTTGTGATCTTCCACAGAAAAATAGATACACTAGCAATGTAAGAAATTATCTTGCTTATGGTCAAAACTATAGCGGAACAACAAATGTCGACAATGGCGCAGTAACAAGTCAACTGTTGCGTATGAGACAAAAAGCAAATCCTTGGGCAGGCGGAGATAGGTCAGCAGTAGTAGAAGACATTCCTGCACAAAGAGGTACAGGCAAAGATGTTGATGTTATTGTAGGCGATAACGGAAGCTGGATAGGACATCCAGAATTTATAAATGACACAGTTAATTCAGGTGCCGGAAGTGAAGCTGGCATAGTTCCACAAGATTTTATACCAGGCAATCCATTAAGTATTAGAGACGGCAGAGATGCAGGCAATGCTACTTCTCCGTTATGTAACGTATTAGATTTAGTATTAGATAGTCCATACTATATTGACCCTGATTATTTTAATGCAGATGCAAGTAATAGATTAATTACACGTTGGGACGGTACTGTTGTTCCTGGAGAAAGTGTATCAAGAAGTTGGTGGGCAAATAGTTCTAATCGTTCAGCAAAGTTTGCAAGTATTGGTACTGTAACTATACCAAGCAATTATACTAGAAACAGAGCTCATGGTTCAAATACTGTAGGACCAGGCGACGGAACACACGGAACACAATGTGCAAGTTTAACATTTGGTAAAACACATGGTTGGGCATATAATGCTAACAAGTGGGTTGTTGATGCATATGGTTCTTCGTTTTTAGGATCCGAACAATACTTTGATGTAATGAAAATATTCCACTTACACAAGCCTATTAATCCTACTTACGGACAACAAGATCCTACTATTAGTTCTAATAGTTGGGGATTTCGTGTATCAACTAGGACTAGTGGTTATTCTAATTTTAGAGGTACTGACTATCAATTTACTACTAATACTAATGCAACTAACAATTATCGTGTTATAAGAACTAATGGCGATGGCCGTGTAAAACATTATCCTAAACCAAATAGTTTATTTACAGCATCAAATGAATGCGCAGACGCAGGTGTAATATTAGTTATGGCCGCAGGTAATGACAGCCAACAACAGGTGTTACCAGATCATCCTAATTGGGATAACTTTCACTGGAGTTCAAGTGGTGCAACTATAGACGACACTAATCAAATTGAATTAGGAAACTATTACAATGCATATGCATCTGTAAACAGACCTGGTTGGCCACAATGTGTTGGACCAACAGCTGATAATAGATTTAAAGCAATTAATGTTGGCGCACTAGATGATGACTGGAGTGAAGGTACTGCTATAGGTAGTATTGACAACAAGGCATATTATAGTGATTGTGGTCCAGCAGTGGATTTTTATGCACCAGCAGATGGTACATTAGGCGCGGCTTCACCTAGCGATACTTCTAGTATTGTACCTAGATTTGATAATACTTACTCAGGTTTAACAGCAGATGGCGGAACAGCAGAAGATACTTATTTTAACGGTACTTCAGCCGCATGTCCAGTTGCATGTGGATTCTTAGCAACTGTATTAGAACACAACAGAGGCTGGGATTGGGAAAATATAAAAGATTATGTTAGTAATACTTTAGAAGAGCAAGACGCTACTACTATGTTTATTGGTGACGACTATTCAGACCCTTTTGATTCAGGATGGCTACAGACTAAAAGTTTAGCAGGTTCTGCTCCAATAATTTTATACGAAGGTCCTTATACATCTAGTAATCAAGGGCCATCAGAAATTAGAGGTCCTTTAAATTTCAAAGGCGGCCTATCAATAAGATTTAGCAAATGATATGGGTAGATTTGCACAAGGAAAATTTAGTCCAAAAAATCCAGACAAATATATAGGATCAAGAACTCCAACATATAGATCAAGTTGGGAATTTGCTTTTATGAAGTTTTGTGACGAACATCCTAGTGTTCAACAATGGGCTAGTGAAGCAGTACAAATTCCATATAGACATCCATTTACAGGTAAGTACACAGTTTATGTACCTGACTTCTTTATTGCTTACGGTGGTAAAGATGGTAAGCAACGTGTAGAGCTTATCGAAGTCAAACCAGAAAATCAAACAGTTAAAGAAAAACTTGGAAAGTCTAGAGCTAACCAAGCACACTATGTTATTAATCAGGCTAAGTGGGAAGCCGCAAGAATATGGTGTAAGCAAAAGAAAATATTTTTTAGAGTAGTTAACGAGGGCGACATATTTCATAAAGGACGCCGTAGATGAATATATCGTTTGTAAACCATAAAGGTGAGCGTTATACATTTGTACACATTCCAAAAACAGCTGGCAAAAGTATTAGTGCATATATCTTTAAACATGGAAAAGAAATTTGGTCACCACATGAGTTATCACATGCAACACCGAGTGACTTAGAATCACTAAATGTACCATTAGGAGAAACTTTTGCAGTTACTAGAAATCCGTATTCAAGAGCAGTTAGTTTATATAGATATTTGCATGAAGTAGATATAAAAAAACTTGCAAAACAATCTGACAAGCACTTTGGCAAACAATCTAATTTAGATTGGTATTCTAGATGGAATAAAGAAAATAACATTAAAACGTTTAAGCAGTTTTGTAATTTATTACCGTATGTTCCGTTAGGTAGTTTACAGCACCCTTACAAAAATGTAGATCGTCTTTTTAACTTTGAACAAATGGATCAAGTGAACGATTATTTAAAGCGTATATTAGGGACAACAGAAGATATAACGCATTTAAATAAAACTGGTAATAATCAATATAAGAAGTATTATACAAAATACAGTATTGTAGAAACAGTATATAACGCATACGAACAAGATTTTAATTTACTAGGGTATTCTAAAGATATAAATATCATGTATAATAACGGTGTATTACTATGACAAAGAAACTAGAAGAACTATTAGATTTGCCTGATTCTAAAGATATCATTAATGACGCTAAGTCAAAAGATAACGAGTCAAAAAAGCAAGCCGCAATAGTTGAACAACAAGATACATTTAATACCATGGCTGATTTTGATAAGATCGCCTCTGCATTACCAGCTGTAAAAGGATTAGGTGATAAAGCAGATAACGAACTAGAAGATATTGCTCAACGTGCATTAGATGCTTATGATGATTTAATGACTCTAGGCATGAATGTAGAAAGTCGTTATAGTGGTAGGGTTTTTGAAGTTGCAGGTAATATGTTAAAAACAAGTCTTGATGCAAAAACAGCAAAAATGGACAAAAAATTAAAGATGATTGAGCTTCAACTCAAAAAACAAAAGATGGATTCAGACACTAATAACGGAAATGACGGGCTAGTATCTGGAGAAGGATATGTTGTTACAGATCGCAACAGTCTATTGGAACGCCTAAAAGGCTTAGATAAAGATAAATAACATATAATAGGAAATTAACGATGAAATCATTTAGCGATATATTAATAGAATCAAAGAAAACTTATAGCTTTTTAATTAAAGTTGCAGGTGAGCTTCCTGAAAATTGCGAAGCACAATTAAAAACGTCTTTAGAAAGATTTAGTATTGAAAGTATTTCATCTATGAAGAAGACTCCAATACAAGAATCACCTTTAGATTTTCCAACATTAAAAAATATGGAAGTACAGACTTGGGAAATAGCTGTTAACTATCCTACAACAAAACAAGTATTAGAAAATTATATTGCCGCAAATTGTAATATACCAGCGGCACATATAGTAGTTAGAGTTCCAGGTGAAGTACTAGAATTACAACAAGAACCAAAAAATGAAGAACCATACGAATCAGTGTTGAATACAGAAGACATGGGCGGCGAAAGCGGCCAAGATAGCGTAGGTGAAAATCGTGTTATGGACCTGTTAAAAGAATTAGAAGTTGCTCGTAAGGAAAGAGAAGTTGATCCTGTAGCTGGTGTAACAGCTGGAGAGAGCAAAGACATAACATCTGAAACAAATAGCAAAAGTCCAATAGGGAGTTAATTATGAGCAATATGCTAGATATTTTAAAAAACTTTGATGATGCAGGAGCAGGCAAGAAGCCAGCTAATTCCGCAGATAAAGGTAGCATGAAAGCTATTTTAGAATCAATACAATCAGTAGAAGAATGTGGCGACATGCCAGCAACAGCAACTGAGGCACCAATGATGCCCGGCGCTGGACAAGGTGAAGTAACAGTAAATATTACAGCATCAGGTAAAGAAAATGTTGCAGATCTTATTTCAATGATGCAACAAGCGGCAGGAATTGACAATGCTCCGCAGTTACCAGTAGTACATGATCATGAACCAGAAATGGAACTACCAGCAAAAGGACAAGAAATGGATATGGCAACTATGCGTTCTATTATGTCAGCTGGTGAAGATGATGAGGCTCCTGCAGAAGAAGAAGCATCTGAAAATTGGGCTAACTCACCAGACGAAGAGTATGGCAGTGAAGATGATGTTATTGCAACAGGCGATGATTTACACAGACCAAAAGATAGAAAAGCAATCCGTGTAAAAGATCCAGCTGTTGAGTCAATTAGAGATCAACTTTGGGCCGCACTAAGCGAAAAGAAAACTGCCGAGGGTAGAGGCGCTATAATGGCTGGCAGAGGACGTGGTAAAAAGAAGTTAAAAGCATCACGTGGTAACGAAGACATCAAGACAACCGAGGGCCGAGGAAAAGGCCGAGGGAAGAAAAAGTCAAGAGGTTAATTGGGAAGAATACTTCCAACACATTAAACCTGTATGTCCTTGGAGCGGAGCCGCTCTCAAAAAAGGCGAATTAAAAATTACACAATGGTCTGGAGAAGTTGAGCCACTAGGCAACAATCAAGCCATTGTTTATATTTGTCCTAACTACAATCGTAGACGACTAAAAAAATTACACAAAAAGATTGACAACGGCGAATATGAATGGTTATGGAGCGAACCAACAAACGGTCCTAATGCTTCCCCAGTACCCGTACTAATACAGCAAGACAAACGTAAACTGTTTGATCTTAGGTTCGATACGGGATACTATGACGATTATATTGGTTAAATACTAACATGAGCAAAAGTTTAGATGGCGTATTAACTAAAAAAGCCAATACCAAAGAAACATTTAATGAAGAACAAATTGCTGACTTATTAGCATGTACTGATCCTGATACTGGGTATATGTACTTTGCACGTAAGTTTGCTTTTATACAACATCCTGTACAAGGTAAGTTGTTGTTTGATCCTTATGAGTATCAAATACGTTTGATGCATTCATACCACAGTTATCGTTTTAATATAAACATGATGCCAAGGCAAACAGGTAAGACTACCTGTGCGGCAATATACCTAGCGTGGTATGCAATGTTTAATCCAGATCAAACTATTCTAATTGCGGCGCACAAGTATACAGGCGCACAAGAAATTATGTCACGTATACGTTACATATATGAAACATGTGAAGACCATATTAGAGCAGGTGTTACAAGTTACAACAAAGGTAGTATTGAGTTTGAAAACGGTAGTAGAATCGTAAGTCAAACAACTACTGGAAACACTGGACGTGGTATGTCCATATCATTACTATACTGTGACGAGTTTGCATTTGTGCAACCTAACATTGCAGAAGAATTTTGGACATCAATATCACCTACACTAGCAACAGGTGGTCGTGCTATTATTACATCAACACCTAACAGTGATGAAGATACATTTGCTACTATTTGGAAACAAGCAGAACAAAAGTTTGACGAACATGGCAATGAACAAGAATTAGGCATAAACGGATTTCATAGTTTTGTTGCACAATGGGAAGAACATCCTGATCGTGATGAAGAATGGAAAGTAGCAGAAATTGGACGTATTGGCGAAGAAAAGTTTAGACGTGAATACGGATGTGAGTTTTTGGTATTTGATGAAACACTTATCAACTCAATTAAACTTGCGGCCATGGAAGGCACTAACCCTACATTAAATATGGGTCAAACACGTTGGTATAAAAAGCCAACTTCGCAATATACATATTGTATTGCACTTGATCCTAGTATGGGCACAGGCGGAGATAATGCGGCTATACAAGTATTTGAATTACCTAGTTATGAACAAGTAGCAGAGTGGCAACACAATCAAACTGCTATACCAGGACAAATACGTGTACTGTCGGATATCTGTAATTATATAACAAAAGAAACAGGCAATAGCAATGGCGTGTATTGGAGTGTAGAAAACAATGGCATCGGCGAAGCGGCACTAATCGTTATAAACGATTTCGGGGAAGAGAATATACCAGGACTATTTGTGTCTGAACCTATTCGAAAAGGACATGTGCGCAAGTTCCGTAAAGGCTTTAATACTACACACGGTACTAAGATTACAGCATGTAGTCGATTAAAAACAATGGTAGAAAATGACAAAATGCTTATACGCAGTAAGCCTCTATTGTCAGAATTAAAAGGCTTTGTTGCTACAGGAAGTAGCTTCCAAGCTAAATCAGGAATAAGCGATGATCTAGTAAGTGCAACATTACTTGCACTTAGAATGATGGATGTATTAAAAGACTGGGATCCAAGAGTGTATAATACATTTACCCAGGCGGAAAGTATGGAAGATTATGATGCACCCATGCCGATCTTCGTTAGTAGCAATTATTGATAAATATTAACATGAAGAACTTAGAGAATATATCAAAAGACCTTTTCGATAAAATACGTGGACGTTTTCCCACTGTTACTATTGGTGATTCTGAAGGCAATGTAACTAACGTAGCATCTGAAGCACGTTTTTTCGACTTTCAGTATAAAGAGGCAGATCGTGTATTAGGCAAAGTTAGTATTTCCTTAGACGAAGATGCATTAGCAGTTATGTATACAAACGATTTTGTAGCAAACGAAGATTCAATGACACGAGATAATTGGTACAGTTTTCTAAAAGAATTACGTCAATTTAGTAAAATGAGATTGCTAAATTTTGATACACGTAACATAACAAAAAGCAATCTAGATAAACGAGATTACAAATTTTTAGCTCAAAACCGCGTTGAGGATGATCAAATGAACGAATCAAAACTTTATGGCACATCAAGAATAAGTTATCAAAACTTTGATAGTGCTAGACTAATGATAAAACATACAGAAAGTATTAACCAAGCAAGTGCAACAGGACGTACACAAAAGGTTGGTGCAATATATGTTGAAAATGCAGATGGTGAAAGATTCAAGTATCCATTTAAACACCTAAGTGGTGCAAGAGCAATGGCTCGTCACGTAGCAGAAGGCGGAGCTCCACATGATGACTTTGGCAAACATATTACAAGTCTAAGTGAAGAATTAGCAAAGTTACGTAAGTTTAAAACTTACATGGGTCGTTCAGCAGTAATGGCAGAAAGCCTAGCAGGATATATGGACATTGTTAAAGAGCGTATGTCAACAGTTAAAAAGACTGTAGAGTCATTACAAAAGCCAGCATATTACAAAGAAACATTTGAAGCATTTGAAACACCTATGATGGAAGACGTACCAAGTGACGTTGCAGAGAACTGGATAGACGAGCTAACTATCAAACAGTTTAACGAAGAACTATCAGACGTGTTTCCTTACATATACAACTTAGTTAAAGAAGGCACTAAGACAGTTGAACTAGGTCCAGAAGATTTAGAAGAAGGTCCTATTGATTGGGCTAAAGGTAAGATTGCTGACTTTAAAAAAGGTCGTGCTGACAGTATGAAACAGTATAAACAAGATTTACATATACTAAGAACATTGTTAAAAACACATGGATATGATGATGCAACTATTGCTAAAATTGAAAATGGTTGTTTAAATGATCCACGTGTGTGTTTGTACAACACGGTTAGAAAAAATAAAATTAATGCCGGCGATATGGACATGGAAGTAAAACGCATTGGTAAAGAATTAAACAGTGGATTTACTACACGTTCAGGCACAACTGATGAGTCAGAAATTGAACAAGCATTAGAAGATGCAATGGGTCAGTTCTCAGAAACTGCATGTGAAGACTGCGGTAACCAAAGTTGGACTACACTAGGCATGACTGAAGAAGAAATTGAAGAAGGTGAAAGACACGGCAATAGCAAAATCTATGATAAGTGTTGGAAAGGCTACTCTAAAGTTCCAGGCAAAAAAGCCGGAGAACCAGGTAGTTGTAAAAAGAACGAAGGTGAAATGCGTTGGAAACAAACTTCAATGGATCCTAAAGACGCAATACTAAAGTTTGGTAAAGAAAATGTAAAAATCAAAAAAGGTGGTCTAAACAACGGCGACGATATGGTATCAGTGTTAACTGATGACGATACCGACGAAGGCAATGCATACGCACACGCTGTAAAGAAAGCCAAAATGAATGGCAAGAAAAAAGGCGATGAGATTGACGGACCAGACGGTGATAAGATTAAATTAGAAAAGGACGAAAAGACTCCATTAGGAGAGTTCATACTAAGTTACTTTGATTACACAACAGGACAGTTTCCAAAAGGTGAAACAGCAATACTTACTATGGTAGAAAAAGATTACGGTGAACAATATATTGAGCCTGCAAAGCAGTTTTTAGAAAAGATTAATAACCGTGTATCAGAAGTAATGGGCTACAGAGAAGAGCCTGTAGTACAAGATAATACAGAATTAGACAGCATTAGGAGTTTAGCTGGTATATAATTGGCTAAACTTTTATAAGTTTTTTTAGTTTTTCTTCAAAAAAGACTTGACAAAGTTTGTAGAATAGCATATAATAAGAACTGTGCTACAAACTAAAAGGCACTAGTAGCAATATAGCTACTGCACATAGGCAACATTTATAGGAGGCATAACTATGGCATCATTAGCAGAAATCCGAGCAAAGCTCAAAGAGCAAGAAGCAGGCGCTTCAGGTAACCGTCAGTCAGGCGGTGGTGATAACGCAATTTACCCATTTTGGAATATGAAAGAAGGCGAGAGTTCAACTCTACGTTTCCTTCCAGACGGCAACACAGATAATACTTTTTTCTGGGCTGAACGTTTGGTAATCAAACTTCCATTTGCTGGTGTAAAAGGTCAAACTGATTCACGTCCAGTACAGGTACAAGTACCATGTATGGAAATGTATGGCGAAAGCTGTAACATTCTACAAGAGGTACGTGGTTGGTTTAAAGATCCAAGTCTAGAAGACATGGGTCGTAAATACTGGAAGAAACGTAGTTATATCTTCCAAGGGTTTGTAGTAGACAATCCAATTGCCGATGATCAAGCACCTGAGAATCCAATCAGACGCTTTATTATTGGTCCACAAATCTTCAATATCATTAAGCAGGCCCTTATGGACCCAGATATGGAAGAATTGCCAACAGATTATACTGCTGGTGTAGACTTCCGTCTAAACAAAACATCAAAAGGTGGATACGCAGACTATAGCACAAGTAATTGGGCACGTAGAGAGCGTCCATTAGACGATGCGCAAATGGCGGCAGTTAATGCACACGGATTATATAATCTAAGTGACTTCCTTCCTAAAAAGCCAGGAGATGTAGAACTAAAGGTCATGTCAGAAATGTTTGAAGCGTCAGTAGACGGTGAAGCATTTGATATGGATCGTTGGGGACAATATTTCCGTCCAGCAGGAATGGCGCAACGTACAGGTGATCCGCAGAGAGCGGCAAGCCCAAACGCGACAGCAGTTAGCCAAAGTGCTCCAGTAGCACCAGTAGCAACACCTGCTCCAACTCCAGAGGCGGCACCAGCGGCAACTGCTCCAGTAGCAGAAGCGGCACCAGCGGCAGCCCCTGCAGAAAGCGGCAACGCTCAAGACATTTTACAAATGATTAGAGCACGTCAAGGACAATAAAACAATTACCGTTACTAGCAAAACCGGAGCAGAGATTCATGGTTTACCTGTCAACACTCCAAACGCTAGTAACGGCACTTTTTAGATAGGAGAAAAATATGGCTAATAAATCGTTTGATCCGAGTAAGTTTCGGAACAGTCTAACAAAATCTATTTCAGGTATGAGTAGTGGTTTTAATGATCCTACTGACTGGATTAGTACAGGCAACTTTGCACTCAACTATCTTATCAGCGGTGACTTCCATAGAGGTGTTCCAATGGGTAAGGTTACAGTTTTTGCAGGAGAGTCTGGTGCAGGTAAATCATATATCTGTGCAGGTAACATTGTAAAAGCGGCACAAGATCAAGGCATCTTTGTAGTACTAATTGACTCAGAGAATGCACTTGACGAAAGCTGGTTACATGCTCTTGATGTTGATACCTCAGAAGAAAAACTATTAAAACTAAACATGAGTATGATTGATGACGTTGCTAAAACTATTAGTACGTTTATGATTGACTACAAAGCAATGGACGAAGAAGAACGTCCTAAGGTGTTGTTTGTTATTGATAGTTTAGGTATGTTACTAACACCTACAGACGTTGATCAATTTAACAAAGGTGATATGAAAGGTGATATGGGTCGTAAGCCTAAAGCACTAACTTCATTAGTCCGTAATACTGTTAACATGATTGGCTCACACAATGTAGGCTTAGTATGTACTAACCACACTTATGCATCACAGGATATGTTTGATCCAGATGATAAGATTAGTGGCGGTCAAGGCTTTATCTATGCATCAAGTATTGTTGTTGCAATGAAGAAGTTGAAACTAAAAGAAGACGAAGACGGCAATAAAATCAGTCAAGTAATGGGTATTAGAGCAGGTTGTAAAGTAATGAAGACTCGTTATGCAAAACCTTTTGAAGGTGTGCAAGTGAAGATTCCTTATGAAACAGGCATGAACCCTTATAGTGGTTTGCTTGAATTGTTTGAAGCAAAAGGCATTATTAAAAAGCAAGGCAATAGACTTGCATACACTACACTAGATGGTGAAGAAATTCTTGACTATCGTAAAAAGTGGATTGGCGAAAATCTCGATAAGGTTATGTCAGATTACCTAGTAAAAGAAACAACTATGGTAAATACCTCTGAAACACTCGACGCAGACAGCGAAGACGAAATACAACCTATCGAGGAACTAGCTACTAATGACTGAAGAACAGATTGCTGATATATGGACACTTTTTAAGGAATATCTTGACAAGAAGCATGTTGAGATGGCCGCGGAACGTTATGTTGACTTACTTGCAGATTACGGAGTATCAGATCACGTATTCCAAAGCACCTTTGGGGTAGACAATAAATTAGATGATGCCATCCGGTATTATCTAGAAATAGACGAAACAGATAGTGAACAAGATGATGATTGGGATTAAATAATGGGTTGGTATAGCGAAGTATCAAGAGACGTAAGTAAAATACCAGATGCAGTTGCACACTATGAGCATGAATTAACTGATGCTCGTGCAGAATGTAAATTGGTAGGTAACGTTGAAAGAGCGGCCGCTAGTATGCCAGGCATTGTTGAACACCGATTTAATCAACTTCAAGAAATTGAAGCAATATTACACTATCTAAATATTGAGCTACGCAGGTTGCGTAGTTCATACTTTAAGAAATATCTTGAAAATTATCAACGAGCTCTGTCTAGTCGCGATGTAGAAAAATACGTCGACGGCGAGGCAGATGTCGTTGACTACGAAAAGATTATTAATGAGTTTGCGCTAATGCGTAACAAATGGTTAGGAGTTCTCAAAGCACTTGACCAAAAGCAATGGCAAATTACTAACGTAGTTAAATTGCGTGTTGCAGGTATGGAAGATGCTAGTTTATAAATAATAACGGAGACTTATTATGAAAAGAATTGGCAGATTTCATTTACCAACCAGCGATATACTTTTTACAAAACATTGTATTAATAAAGAACACACACCATACGGTCATAATTTTCAAACAAAGTACATAGCTAAAATTGTTAAACTATCTGAGACGACAGGCAATGTAATTGATGCTGGTGCTAATGTAGGATTATTTGCTGTAGCGTTTGCCAAGAACTTTAATAAAGTTTTTGCATTTGAGCCTGTTCCATTAAACAATGAATGCTTAGTACGTAATGTTCACGGTTACGATAATATAGAGCTGTATGACTGTGCATTAGGTAGCAAGTCAGGCGAAGTAGAAATGATTGGTCGTTTGAACAATACCGGAACATTTAAAATTGCAGACAAACCTAAACCAAGAAAAGGTAACGAGATTTGCACTAATATACCAGTTAAACCGTTAGACGATTTTAGATTTAAAAATATTTCTTGTATTAAAATAGACTGTGAAGGATATGAAGCAGATGTATTAGAAGGTGCAAGAAACACTATTAGAAAATACAAACCGTTATTATGTATTGAGTTTATGCCTATTGACAAAGGTGGAGATCAAAGTGTCCACGATAGAACTAATAAAATTTTAAAGACACACGGTTATAAAATGATTTGGCAAGGACACAATGATGCTATCTTTTCTTGTTAGAAAATCTTTGTTGTTTAAGTTTTTTGCCCCAATAGTGTAAAAAATACTTTTCTAATACACTACCATCAAACCCACAATGATGTTTCTTTTCCGGATTATCACCATCATAATCATCATTAAGTAAATTACGCCAAGTATACTTTTTTAATATTTCTTCCAACACAGGTGCATCATATCTGTAAGGCAATGCTCTAAGCCGTTCTTTGTCAAGCCAGAATGATGTATACTCTGATAAAAATACACCAAGTGATTTGTGTTTCATATTGAATGCAACAAACCCACTATCAAGTCCTGTTCCGTCTTTACCAGGCTTCCGTACTGCACTTACTAGCTCATTACTATTTGGTAAAATTTCTAACAAATTAGGTTGTTTAGTAACTTCAACATCACCATCTATCCAGATAACATAGTCGTATTTCCAACCGTCTTCTAATGCTTGTACAATGCATCTACTTTTTCTATAAAACTTTTCTTCTGATGCACTAAACAGACTTGGTTTTTTCCATTTTTCAAACATTATTGACCTTGTTTTAAATGAAGGAATTTTAAAATCTTCATCAAGGTATACAATTTTATCTCCGATTAAATACTTCCAAGAAGGCAGTGTATAACCAGTTATTGTTGAAAAGTAGGATCTGCTTGTGCCGGTGGCATAAAGTATTCTCATAAATATATTTATATACGTAGTTTAAAGGATCACGATGAAACGAGAGAAATGGAGAAAATGTAGTCAAGCAGGACAGGATATGTTTGCTTCTGATTGCATTGGTATGGGCGGTACTTATATTGAAATAGGAGGTCACCTTCCAAGAAAGCGCAGTAACACATACAACTTAGAAGTGTTACAAAACTGGAAGGGATTTAGTATTGAATTTGATATGCAATATAAGTCAGAATGGGATAATTGTCCACAAAGAACAAATCCTATATACTGGGGCGATGCTATAAAGTTTAATTACAAAAATGCCCTTGAAGATTTAAATTTGCCTAAACATATTAATTATTTGTCAATAGATATTGAGCCTCCTGAAAATACATTTAAAGCATTACAAAAAGTAATTGGTGATGGCATTACATTTGATGTAATTACATTTGAGCATGATAGATATCAGTGTGAAGAAGACTATCATACTATTGCTTGCAATTACTTGATTCCATTAGGCTACAAAGTAGCTGTTAGAGATGTATGGCATAAAGTGCCAACTAGAATATTTGAAACTTGGTTTGTAAAAGAAGACATTCCCTTTGCTGAGGTAGACTACGACACATGGTTCCACAAGAGAAGATCTTAGAATTTCACTATAAAAAAGGCGATAATAATGTAGGGGATATGTATTGTAATCCTAGTCGTTATTTTAACTTTGCAAACGTTACTAGTGATTGTATTTCTAAATGTACAAAGTATGACCTAAATAATAAAACTATTATTATAGGTGGTGGCGGACTTATTAGAAAATACTTTAACAAATACACAGCACACATAGATAAACAAAATTATAAAAATTTAATAGTTTGGGGCATTGGACATAACTTTAGTTTTAAAGAAAACTTTTGGTGGCCGGATTGGTTAACGCAATCTACACTGTACGGAGTTAGAGATTACTTTAGTAATAGGACAGCTGAATATTTGCCATGTGTTAGTTGTATGCACCCTGCATTTGATAAAACGTATACGGCAACTAAAGACACTGTATTTTTCTTACACAGAACGCGGTCGGCTGATACTTATCCTGAAAGTGATACTGTTATGCATAATACTAATACAAACTTTGACGAAGTTATAGAATTTTTAGGATCTGGTAAGACTATTGTAACAGACAGTTATCATGGCGCTTATTGGGGATTGTTATTAAACAGAGATGTTCGTGTAGTTAGTTGGACTACTAAGTTTCAAAACTTTAAAAATAAACCTACTATTATTGATTCTGTTGATAACTGGAAAAATTATAAAGGTGATCGGCATGTTAGTGGATATTTAGAAGATTGTAGATCTTTAAATAGAGAGTTTTATAAAAGGGTAAAATCTTTACTAAAATAATCTAACATAATTTGTTTACATTCTTTATCGTAATAACTAGGCCAGGCTTGACGTTCTGTAGTGTTCACTGTAGGCAAGTTAGTGTTAGTTTTAAACAGTTGTTTAAAATCATTATTTAAATTGTGAAAACGTAATACAATATCAACATCATTTGCCCAACTGTATTGTGACGTTATGTTAATTCCATATTCTAACAAATAACATTTAAATCCTTTATCTAGTATAGACTGTTTTTTAATAAGAAGTTCTTTGTTGTGAGTCTCTTTCTCAAGATTAAGTTTATGTATACTGCCTAACTTTGCTATGTATCTTGGTGTAAGTTTACGTTCGTATTCAAACCAACTAACCATCCAATCATATGGATTGCGTACTACACAAAATGTTTTGCCAACATTAACAAAGTGTTCCTTAGTCTGACTAACGTTCCAATGTACTGATTTTTTAGGATATACGCATTTGTTATTTTTTAATAACCAATCTTGTATACTAGAGCCGCCTGTCTTTGGAATATGAATAAAGGTCAAGTTATGCTCAGGAATATGTATAGCCATACTGCTATTTAATTAAATATACTTATGAACGTTGTATTAGTAACAGGTGGCTTTGATCCACTACACTCAGGGCATCTAGCCTATTTCAAAGAAGCAAAGAAGCTCGGCGACAAACTTATTGTCGGCGTGAATAGTGACGAATGGTTAACACGTAAAAAAGGTAGGCCCTTTATGCCCTTTACAGAACGTATTGCACTTATACAAGAAATGGAAATTGTAGATAAAGTAATTGGATTTGACGACAGCGACGATAGTGCTTGTCATGCAATTTTTCATACGCTAAGTACACATGGAGACATCAAAGTAATCTTTGCTAACGGTGGAGATAGAACTAACACAACAACACCGGAGTATGCTACATATGGTGATATGCCTAATGTAGAATTTGTAT